GCTATTTTCCAGGGGTTTAGAGGTGAAAACCCTGACCTGGATTTTATAGTAAAATATAAAGAACCTGATAAGAGATTAAGAACTCCTTCACATACTCATTGGATTGTAGACCTAATTGTTAAAGGTGAAGTACACCCCTTAGAAACACTGGATTTAGTTAAAGACCTAATTCAAATCTACGATAACGTTAATCCATTTGAAACCAAAAAAGAGAGAGATACTTATGAATTAACGTATTCTCTAGATTTAATAGAAAAATATTCTGGTTTAAATAATACCGGCTCTCTATCTATAGAACTTATAGGTACTCTGGTAGAATTGTTTTCTAAGTGTGAAAAACAAACTAGTGGGGCATTTATGTTTAAAAGTATGTTGACTCTAACACAAGACTATTTTGAAGGTAAAAAAGACTACTACCAAGTAATAGGGACATCAAAAAGAGTATAAAATGGCAGAATTAGTAGGACAAATATTAGGTATTATGTGGGTGGTGATGTGTGTTTCTAGTGCGTTGTATTTCTTTATAAAATATCTTATATTAAAATATAAAGACCCTAAAATATGAATGAACAATTAAACTTATTTAACACGGAAGAAGAATTTAACTTTGAGGAGATGAAACAAAAACTCATCGATAATCTTGATATGCTTAAAGAGATGACAGTCCAAGAACAAACTCTTTATAAAAAATGGCAAGAAATGAATAAAGGTGGGAAAATGAGTAAAATAAAAAAGAAACTCCTATCCTACCAAAAAAATCTATGGAAACCCACGGATATTTATAATGTAGAAGAAACTATACAGGAAATAGAAGACCTAGAACCCTATGTGGAAATAGCTACACAGGGTAAAGGAGTTACGGAGTGGGTAAACTATCGTAAACTTATTCATACAATGGAATGGGTTGCAAATCCGGGTAGAAATATGAAATTCTGGGTTAGGGATAGAAAAACCCAAAAAGTTCTTGGTTTAATCTGTTTGGGTTCTGATGTAACAAGTATTAAAGCCAGAGACGCTTATATAGGTTGGGATAAAACCAATAAATTCGACCAACACAAATTAAATAATACAGCGATAGCTACTACTATCTGTTCCACACAACCAGGTGGTTATAATATGTTAATGGGTAAGTTAGTAGCGGCATTAACTACTTGTAAAACAATTAGGGATGCTTGGGAAGAAAAATATGGTGATAAGTTAATCGCTGTAGGTACTACTTCATTATATGGGATAAATTCTATGTATAATGGAATGCCACATTTTAAGACCATGGGTGAGACTACTGGACAAGTAAGATTAAAACCAGATGATAAAGTTTATTTACCTTGGAATACTTGGTTAAAAAAGAATCACCCTGAAGAACATCATAAAGCAATAAACGCTACAGGACCTAAACAAAATATACTTAATAAAGTTTTTAAACATTGTGGTATAAAAGCTTCCACTTATGACCATGGATTTAAAAGAGGTGTTTATTTAGCTATGATGTATGATAATGGAAATGAGTTTCTAAGAGGAGAAGTGGAAGAAAGTAACTTAAAAATGAAACAAAAATTTATAGATGACGTAGAATATACTTGTCGATGGTGGAAACCAAAAGCGATTCGTAGGTATAAAAATCTTACCACCCAACAACGAATCAAGAAAGAACAGTTATTTTATTGGGATGTAATAGACATGTCTTGGCAGTCAACTAAAGAAAATTATATTGGGGAGGTAGGGAGATAAAAAATATAAAGAATGAAAAAAGATAAATTAATACACACACAACATCTAAGTAATAGTGTTGTGGAAGTGTACATGACAAGAGATAAGGAGAAAGTGTACCAAATAAAATGCTTAACCAATAATAGATGTAGAAAATATATTTTTGATGTCAATGGGTATATTGACCACAAAAAAATTGGGTACGAAAAAGTAAAACAAGAACTAGAAAATTTGGTAAACTAATATAAATTTCTTATCTTTGTAGTATGGAAACACAAGACAATATAGATATAAAAGAATTCAAAAGATGGATTACAAATAACATATATCTTATTTTAAACAGTAGGCAAACAATATTGTTTAAAGAAATGAAAATGTCTTTTGAAGATATTAAATTATTTGGAAAAGAGAGTAATGTGAGAGGATATTACAAACTACACCAAAACAGGTTTCGAAAGAACCAACTTAACTGGATAACAAATTATTAATCTTAAAAAAAATAGTAAAAAATGGGTGCAAGCACAACAATGGAAAAAAGAGGTCATCATATCTGTAAAATGGTGAACTATGAAGTAAGACAAAAAATTACAAAAGAGACATCAAAAAGAATTGGCGGTAAACTAGTTAAAACCCCAGGAAACAGTGAGGTGATGATTTATAAAAGAAAAAGTAAGATTGAGGGTGGGATGACTGATATAAAATTAGCAGCTCAAAAAGTTTATAATATCCTTAAAAAAGAAGGAAAAAATCAACTAGTAGATAAAAAATTAATTAGAAGATATAGTTTGGTTTAACTTTAACCCCGATTAGTCGGGGTTTTATTTTATCTTTAGAATATTTATAAACAAAAGAAATGGCACTACAGTTTACTGACATATTAACTAACATCATTTTAGAACAATCTAGAGAAGAGGTTCTACTAAAGAAATTTACCCAACCTAAAAAGAAGGGTAAAAAACCTTTAATGTCTAAAGACGAGTTTTATATGTTAGTTAAAGCAGACCCTACTACTAGGGTTGATAGTGATGGTGAAGACGATGAGTCGGAAGTAAAAAAGGTAGGGGCATATGCACAATGGTTAATTAAACAATATATGTCACTACAACAAGAGGCAGACAAACACTATGCCTACGGTAGTCCAGATTGGGATGGTAAGTTAGCACAACTTAAAGATACGTTCCAAGAAGACTTGTATAAAGTAACCGAAGACCTACAAAAATTTCATAGATTTAAGTCTAGAGTATCAAAGGATAAAAGAGACATTAATAAAATATCTAGTCCAGATGAATTATATGATTTAACAAAAGGTTTTTCATTAGAACAAGCGACTACTACTAAAGCCGAAAGAGTTTTAAAGGATGCGGAATTAGTTTATGATGGGACTAATTGGGAGGTTTTAATTCCTAAATCTAAAGAAGCTTCATGTCATTATGGTTCAGGTACTAGATGGTGTACAGCTGGTAGTACTTCTAATTACTATGACCATTATTCTAAACAAGGACCTTTGTATATTATGGTTAGTAAGAAAGACCCTAGTGACAAATACCAGTTCCATTTTGAATCTAATCAGTATATGGATAAAGAGGATAGACAAGTAAATTTACCTACATTCTTAAATGAGAGACCAGAACTTAAAGAATTCTTTAAAGAAATGTTTAAAAGATTTTTAAGTAAAGACCAAAAACAAGGTAAAAGAGTACAAGTAAGATATCCTAGTGATTCTGTGTCAAAATATATTGGGATTTACGGTTTTGATGAATTTATGGAAAGTTTACCCCAAGACCTAGAAAGGTTTGATTTTGAACATGGGGGTGGATATGGAAACCAGGAAAAATTACCATCAAGACCTTTACCAGAAAGATTCACTAAATTTCCTAATTTAAAAATATTACACATAGAAGGATTACTAAATGAGATTCCTGAAAGTATTGGTAATCTTAAGAATCTTAAATTTTTATCTTTAGCTAAAAATCCTGAATTAAAATCACTTCCAGACTCATTAGCAGACCTGGAACAGTTAGAAGTTATTAATTTAAAAGATTCACCTAACGTTAAGGTTGGTCCTAGATTACAAGAAAAAGATGATTCCGAAGATTTGATTATTATTAGATAATTTTTTGTATATTTGTTATATGAATGTAGATGTATTAATATATGTGAATAATCTTAAAGAGTTTTTTAAAAACGATGAACAAGCATTTAAAGATATGTTTGGGACGCTAGATATAGATAAAGAATTATATTTTAAAAGACTCGAAGAGGTTGCAACCCAAAATTTTGAAGAAAAGGGGGAACCCACACTATCAACTACTCAGATGTTTGGTGTAGTACAAGAATTAATAACATCCCTTCCCCAAAACTCAGGATTTGAGTTACCCCCCGAGATAAAGGGTATTTTTGTACATGTGAAAGACGGATACCCACCAATTTGCCTAAACTAATTACGATTTAGATTGACAATCTAAAAACACCTTATTATTTTTAAAATAAAAATTTATTATGGCAAAAGATAATTCAGCAACAAAATTAGCAGCAAACCAACTACTGTTGGAAAAATACGAACCAATTTTGGTTATTAAAATAATGAGAATTCCTCCTGTAGAGGAATTACAAGCTTTTACAAAAAAAATTCAGACGGATTTTGGGTATAATACGTTAGTATTACCAGGAGAGTTAGATACCTCTGTAGAAATTTTAAGTGTTTGTGATGTTGAAGTCACAGATTTAGAAAAACTACAAAAAATGGTTTATGATAATATTAAATTATTAGAAGAGGATGGGGCAGAAGAAGTGACGTTTAAAACAGCAAAAGAAATAAGGGATGAAAAAAAGGACTAAAGGTGTTATTTTAGCTGGGGGTACGGGTAGTAGATTATATCCTTTAACAAAGGTTACTAATAAACACCTATTACCAGTCTACGATAAACCTATGATATATTACCCCTTGGAAACCCTTAAAAAAATGGGTTGTAAAGATATATTAATTGTGTCTGGAAGAGAACATTGTGGTGATATATTAAATTTATTAGGTAGTGGTAGAGAAATGGGTCTTAAATTATCCTATGAAATACAAGACGAGGCGGGTGGAATTGCACATGCTTTAAGTCTCGCTGAAAGATTCGTAGGGGCATCTAATGTAGTGGTGTGTTTAGGTGATAATATCTTTAATGAAAACTTAACAATAGATGGTTTCGAAGGGGGTGCAAAGATATTTTTAAAATCTGTACATGACCCAGAAAGATTTGGTGTCGCTGAACTTAAAAAAGGGGAAGAGTGTAAAGTGTTATCTATAGAAGAAAAACCAAAAAAACCTAAATCTAATTTTGCGGTAACTGGTCTTTATATGTATGATAACAGAGTTTTTAGTTATATTAAAAATCTTGCCCCTTCTGAACGAGGAGAATTAGAAATTACTGATGTTAATAATTTTTATGTTAGAGATGGGTTAATGACTTGTCAGGTGTTACAATCTTGGTGGTCTGATGCAGGAACCTTTGAAAGTTTATTAAAAGCTTCATCATTAGTAGCTAATAAAAAATTATGTGAGTGTTCCCCACACGAATTAGAATAAAAATTATTAATTTGTTAAAAAATGAGAAGAAAAATTTTAAGAAAGTATAAAGATTTACATAGTGATAACCCACAAAATATAGGACCAGCACTTACACCCAAAACAAAAAGGAATAAAAATGATTGGGATTCTGATTACTGGTTAAGAGAACAATATAATAGAAATAGAGGGTACAAAGACCAAATTCCAACCCAAGAGGATATTATAGAATATAACAGAAAAAAAAATAGAGAAAACGAAATGGTAGAACACCCTAATCATTATGGGGGTGAAGAAAATCCATATGAAGCTATTAAGGTAATTGAAGAGTGGAATCTTGGATTTAATTTAGGTAATACTATAAAATACATTTCAAGAGCAGGTAAAAAAAATAATACCATTGAAGATTTAGAAAAAGCAGAATGGTATATAAAAAGAGAAATAAATAATTTAAAAAAGGTAAAACAATGAGAACATTATTATTAGCAGTATTAGTCGCGCTTGGACTAAACACAATACAAGCACAACAACCGCAACAACCTTATTTTTGCTGCGATTCAATAACATATTGGATAGACCAAAGTCAAGGATTTAATATAGGACTTGATACATCAAATATAGTACATAATCCTGACTCTATGACAGTATATTGGGGAGTATGTACTGGATTTGCAACAGCTGGCATGTGTTATGCAGGACAAGGTATGTATGAGTATTTTCCACAAATTACAACTTCAGATACAATTAAAGTAGCGTATGATGTATACATTTACGAGAACGGTTCAGTAGAAGTATGTAGTGTAGAAGATTGGTTAGTATTTGACCAAAACTCTTTTTCATGGGTATTACTCAATATGTTACCAACAAACATAGAAGAACTTGCAATTGAAAAAATTAATGAAAATAAAATATATGATTTAATGGGTAAAGAATTAAGAGAAGTACCAGTAGGGGTTATGTATATTAGAAATAATAAACTTTATATAAAAACAAATTAACATGAAAGGTAAAATTAATACAGATAAAGGGACTATGGTGGTAGAGTTTTATGAAAAAGACGCACCTAATACAGTAGATAATTTTGTTAAATTAGCAAAAGATGGTTTTTATAATGGATTAAAATTCCATAGAGTAATTCCAGGATTTGTCGCTCAAGGAGGATGTCCTAATGGTAGGGGTGATGGTGGACCTGGGTATAAAATAGATTGTGAGTTAAATGGTGGTAATCAGTATCACGACAAAGGTGTTTTATCCATGGCACACGCTGGTAGAAATACTGGAGGGTCACAATTTTTTATTTGTCACAATAGACCTGGAACACAACATCTAGACAACCAACATACATGTTTTGGAAAAATTGTAGATGGGATAAATATTATAGAACAAATCGTACAAGGAGATACATTTTCTGTGGAAATCGAAGATTAATGAAAACAAGATTATCTGATTACGTTGGTAATACACCTCTTATACCTATTAAAATAGGTGAATTAACTGTTTGGGGAAAATGTGAATTTATGAATCCAGGTGGTTCAGTAAAGGATAGAATGGCTACCTTTATTTTAAACGATGCAGAAAAAAGAGGTATACTTAAAAAAGGTGATACTATTTGTGAAGCGACATCAGGTAATTCAGGAATCGCGTTTGCGATGTTAGCGGCAGAAAGAGGTTATAAAATAGAAATTTTTATGCCCAGAAACATGTCAGAAGAACGTAAACAAATGCTTCAATTCTATGGGGCAAATTTAAGAGAAGTGGATGAAGGGGACTTTGATGGAGCTATCCTAAGAAGAGATGTCCTATGTCATACCCATGGATGGTTTAACTGTAACCAATTTAATAATCCTTTGAACATCCAAGCACATTATGAAAATACAGCTCCTGAAATTTATGAAGAATGGTCATTACCTAAAACTAGAGGTAGTTACCGACGAATAGATAGTCCTGCGGTTTTTATAGCTGGTACAGGGACGGGAGGAACTTTAATGGGTTGTGGAAAACGATTAAAAGAATATTGGAATAAACTAAAAGTAGTAGCTATTGAACCTGCAGAATCCGCTGTTATGTCAGGGGGTGATGAAGGTCTACATGGCATCCAAGGAATAGGAGACGGAAGCAAATTTTTAGTAGATTTGGATTTTGTAGATGAAATTAAAACAGTTAAGACAGACTGTGCTAAAGAAATGGCAAAACATTTAGCTCTTAAATACGGTCTATTTGTTGGTATTAGTGCAGGGGCAAACGTCAAAGCAGCATTCCAATGGTTAAGAGATAACAATGAAAAAGAGGCAATAACAATTCTCTGTGATAGAGGAGAAAGATATTTTAGTTGTTTATGAATTATTTATTTGACGTAGACGGAACCCTAACCCCGAGTAGGTTACCAATCGATAAAGATTTTGAAAAATTCTTCCTTGAATGGATGGATGGAAAAAACGTCTATTTGGTTACAGGCTCCGATAAAGATAAGACAATTGAACAGGTTGGAGAAAAAATTTGGAATAAATGTACACGTGTATACCAATCATGTGGTAATGCAGTTTATGAGAATGGAGAGTTGATAAGACAATTAGATTTTCCTTTATCCGTTGATTTGGAAAAATTATTAAATGAATTTTTAATGTGGTCTCAGTGGATGGAAAGATTTACGACCCATATTGAAAAACGTATAGGACTTATAAATTTTAGTGTTGTAGGTAGAGATTGCCCACAAGAAGTGAGAGATAGATACCATAAATGGGATTTAAAAGTAAAAGAAAGAGAAACATTCTGTCAAATCATTGAAGAAAAATTTCCTCATATAGAAGCCAGTGTGGGGGGTCAGATATCGATAGATATTCATTCTAAAGGAAAGAATAAAGCTCAAGTACTAGATGAAATTGATGGTGAAATAGTTTTTTTTGGGGATAAATGTGAACCAGGAGGTAACGACTACCCCATTGTTGAAAGATTATTTCCTTTAATTGATGAACATACTATTCATAATGTTAAGGATTGGGGAGAGACTTATAAAATATTAAACCAATACGGTTAATGTTATGACACTTAAAGAATTTAAAAAGCATCACGAAACATACACTAAAAAGTTTATGTTATATGGTAGAACTTTCGATTTAGATTTTAAAATGTATATGATTATACAAGGATTATCTGAAGAAGAATTTGATAAATTAATACTAGACATCTAATGAATTACATAGAAGAAAGACCGTGGGGTAAATTTGAAATACTAGTCGATGGTGATTATTGTAAAGTAAAAAGAATAACCGTAAAGCCGGGTGGTCGGTTAAGTTACCAATACCACCATCAAAGAAGTGAAGTGTGGACAATTGTCCAAGGTGAAGCTTATATGTTGTTAGATGATGAGTTACAATTGTTCAATTATGGGGAAACAATACTAATACCCCAAGGAACTAAACATAGAGTAGAGAATAAAGGACAAGAAGATTTAATCTTCATAGAAGTCCAACACGGGTCATACTTTGGTGAAGACGATATAGTTAGAATTGAAGATGACTATAATAGAAATTAATTATGAAGATAAAGTTAGATAAAAAAAATAGTAATTTAATTAAAGAAAATACCACCTATACAGTTATAGATAATACAGATTTAGAAAACTTAGTAGTGTCTAAAACTATTTTACACCCCAAAAAAGAAACTACCGGTCACGCACACGAAGGACAAGAAGAAGTTTATCACTTTATAAGTGGGAAGGGTACCATGCAAATAGGTGTTATGGAACACGAAGTTAAAAAAGGTGATATATTTTCTATTCCTGATGGTGCTTTTCATAAAGTTTGGAATCATAGTAATAAAAAAGATTTAATATTTATATGTGTTTTTGACGGTAGAAGAAGTCATTAAGTATTTATAAATAAAATATCTTATGCGTATAATCATTAAAGAGTCCCAATTTAAAAGATTATTAGAACAAAAATCTTTTAAATCCAAATTTGTAGATTGGAGAACTAGAAGTGCAGGACAACCTATTTTTGATTATGTTAGACAATGGGAAGATTTTGTACCCTTTACGTATGATGACTATTATTTCCCCCCAAGAGTGTTTACAGGTTCTACAAGTAACGCAAACGGAACCCTAACTATAGGTTATGGTACTACAGACCCTAAGTACGCTTATCCAGGTAATACCATCACTAAAAAAGTAGCAGAACAAATTTCCCAACCAGATATTCAAGAAGCTGCAGATTGTATAAAAAGATGGCAAGGCAGAGCTAAACCAGGTGACAAATTTAGTTTTAATAATAGAAAAATAACATCAGGTATGTATTATGTGATGAGTGATATAGTTTACAACATGGGATGCCAAGCTTTTATAAAAACTAAAACTATAGAAAAAATAGAACAAGGGGAGTATAAAAAAGCTAAAGACTTTATACAAAATAAATTAGAATGGGGTCACCAAAAAAGAAAAGACCAAGCAGCAATAACTTTTTGTAAAGATGGGGTATGTTAATATTTATATAATATGAAATCAGTATTAATCACAAAAAAACAATTTAATAACATTTCTGAGTCTTTAATTACAGAAAGTGGTATTCAGGACATTAAAAAACTAGCGGAAAGATATCCTAAAGCTCAGATATATTTTCATTTAGATTTAGACGGGGTGGTATCAGCGATAGCGATGAGAGAATACCTTAATAAGTACGGGATAGAAACTATAGGGTTTAAAACCATCCAATACGGAGATAAAGAATTTGCATTAGTTAAACCAGATGCTAATAAAGATGTTATGCCGGTTTTAGTAGATTTCGCTCATGGTAAACCTGAATTTAAAATACACACGGACCATCACGATACCCAAACAGGTGTAGAAGACGCTGCTACACAATTTAAACCAGCTCGTTCTAATGTTGAAACAATTTCAGGGATAATTTCACCTACAGATATATTCCCTACTGGTGATATAGACCTTTTTAGAACAGTAGATTCTGCAGATTTTTACCGAAAGGGTATTAAACCAGAAGAAGTGATTAACTTTGTATTTAAGTTAGATAAAGAAAAAGATATTGAAAAAAATAGACAAGCTGCTGGATTTGCACTTAATAAATTGATTTTAGCTTATAAAAATAAGCCTGGTTTCCTAGAAAAATTAGCAATGTTCTCCAATCCGAGCATTGTTAGTATGTTTATGAAAGGGAAAGAATTAGCCAATCAGATGGGTTTTCCAGGGGTAGAAACTCTCCAAACTAATTCAGAAGATTATAGAGAAAGACTAAAAAACTTTGATAAAGTACAACAAAAAGGTAAGATACTTGTACAATATGGTATACCTTCAGCTTTTAAACCTGGTTCTTACGATAGATATTCTTCATTAGAAATGTATCCTGATGTGGAGTATTTTCTAATGATTTGGCCTATGGGATTAATTCAAACCAGTTGTAATCCATTTAAATCAAAATTTGATGAAAATGTTAATTTAGGTGACATGGCAAGTGAGGTACTAGATGAGTTTAAATCTGAATTAGAATCTATAGATATACCCTTATCACAGATTAAAAGAATTAGTGAAAGAAGTGTAACATCTACTCTACAAAAATTGATTAAACAAAGTGATGAAGATTTTGGAGACGTAAAATCAGAAAAAGATTTTTTTGGGTTTAGATTTAAGGATTTAATCGCATTATATAAAGATAATATTAAAGGGATAAATCCTGATAAAAAATCTAGTTTTAATGATTTAATTACTGATATTGCCAATCGACCATATTCTGATTTATCATATAAACAAAAAAAAGTATTAGACTATGTTTCTGTAAACGCTTATGATATTATTAAAGCAAACAGTGGTGGTCACCCTTGTATAACAAACATTTCAGGAATTAATTATCTTGGAAAACTAGGTGGTGATTTTCTTAAAAGAATAGCCAAAAGAATTTTAGAAAAGTTAAGTGAGAAAGTTAATAAAGAGGAATCTACATCACTTAAAGAATCTATAAAAAATAAATTAAAAGAATTCAGAAGATAATGTTTAATATTTTTAACAAATTAAAAGAATTTGTAGTACAACTCACTAATTTGGTATTTGTAATATTTTGTTTAGGTGTGATTTTACAGTTAATTATGGGAGAACCTATATTAGGTTGGGATGTGGTTGGAAATATAAGTAAAACATTAAATAGTTTGGGACAAAGTACATTTTTAGGGGTACTATCAATATTAGTTCTCTATCACTATTTTAGTAATCACTCAAAGTAAACAGAATCTCCACGACTTATCTTGTTTAAGGAACAATATCCTCCGGGCAACTCCAGAACCTTATCACCAATTCCTATATAACTTTTACAATAATTTTCTTTACAGGGTGGACAATTATGTGAGATATTAGTAATCTTATTTCCAGCTATGAAAACTATATCTAAAGGAATTAAACAATTTTTCATCCAGAACGACCTTTCACCTATAGAATCAAAAGGAAATAACATCCCACCGTTTAATTCTTTACGACCCATCATCCCTATAGATTTACTATTAGGGCTACTCTTAATTTCTAAGGGGATAAGTTGATTATTGATAAACGCTTTCATATATTTTATAAATATTAGACTATGGACAACAAAGATTTAGATAAAGAAATAGAGAAATTAAAAAAAGTTATAATGGACCTTCCCGCGAAGGACATTATACCTACATCACAAATAAAAGAGTTTCAAGAAAAATTAAATAAACTAGCTAAAAAATTAAAAGATGAAAATAAAACTTGAGTACATTTGGTTAGATGGGTATAAACCCGAACCACACCTACGTAGTAAAACTAAAGTTATTAACTTAGAAATGCAAGACCCGAAGGAAAGAATACTTCCTCAGATAAGACCTGAAGATTGTCCCATTTGGTCATTTGATGGTAGTTCTACAAAACAAGCGGAAGGAAATAATTCAGATTGTTTATTAAAACCAGTTAAAACATTAATTGACCCACAAAGACCTAATTCTTATTTGGTGTTATGTGAAGTTTTAAATTCAGATGAAAGACCCCATTCTACTAATACTAGAAACAAATTAAAAGATGAAAATAAAGACGAGTGGTTTGGTTTCGAACAAGAGTATGTCATTATGAAGAACGGTAAACCAATTGGATTCCCTAAAGCTGGTTATCCAGACCCACAAGGTAGGTATTACTGTGGTGTAGGTACCGGTACAGTGGATGGTAGAAAAATCGCTGAGGAACACCTTGATGTTTGTTTAATGGCGGGATTAGAAATTACAGGTATTAACGCTGAGGTTATGTTAGGACAATGGGAATACCAAGTATTTGGACAAGGAGCGAAACAAGCTTCTGATGATTTATGGTTATCTAGATTTTTATTAAATAGAATTGGTGAATTTCATGGATATGAAATAAACTACCACCCTAAACCAGTAGATGGTGATTGGAATGGTTCAGGAATGCATGTTAATTTTTCCACAAAAGACATGAGAGAAAATGGTGGTAAAGAACTAATAGAATCTATTTGTGATACATTTGGATTTTATCATGAAGAACATATTAATGTTTATGGTTCAGAAAACGAAAAAAGACTTACAGGTTTACATGAAACACAAAACATTCAAAAATATAGTTACGGGGTATCAGATAGAGGAGCAAGTATTCGTATCCCTGTGTCTACGGTCAAAAACAATTGGAAGGGATATCTTGAAGACAGAAGACCGGCTTCAAACGCAGACCCTTATAAATTAACCCGTAGAATATTAAAAACATTAGAATATTCTACACAAAATGAAACAGTATAATATGGATATTAAATTAGAAGCATTAAAAAAAAGATATGAGGCGGATATTCTAGAATCCAAAGCAACTCTAGAGGTTTACTTAAATAACGCAGCTGGTATCGGTGAACACCCTCAAATAATTGAGGAAATGGATAAATTATTTTGTAAACTTGCTGACGCTGAAGGTAAATTAGAATCTTTAAATGGATTTGAATTAAAAGAAAACCAGGACTATAAGTAATTTTTATGAAAACAATAATTTGTGATATAGATGGTACTTTAGTTACTTACAAAAAAGATACTCTAGGGATAGTAAAAACCCCCCATGATGTGTTACCTGGTGTAATAGAACATATGAATAGATGGGAAAATGAGGGGTGTAAGATAATTCTTATGACTGGAAGAAGAGAAAATCTTAGAAAAATAACCGAAGAAGAAATCACTAAATTAGGAATCCCTTTCGACCAACTAATTATGGGATGTGCAGACTCAGGTAGGGTTTTAATAAATGATGAAGGAAGTAAAGTAAAAGCACATTCCGTTTCTTTACCTAGAGATAAAGGATTTAAAGATTATGATTGGAGAGAAGTTGGACTTACAAAATTAAAATTATGACAGAAAAAGAATTTGTATATTGGTTAAGAGGGATAGTGGACTCAACAGAGTTTATGCCTACTAAAAAAACTTGGGATACTATTCAGGATAAGTTAAAAGAAGTGGAATCTAGTGATGAAGGTTCGTATAGGCAACCACCTTATGTGGTAATAAACCCTTACAAACCATCTGACACACCAGGTACACCACCACAAATCTTGTGTTAAATAAAAAATTTGTATATTTGTCCTGGACCAGTAGCTCAGCTGGATAGAGCATCAGCCTTCTAAGCTGACGGTCGAAGGTTCGAATCCTTCCTGGTTCACTAAAAATAAAAATATGCGGGTGTAGCTTAATTAGTTAAAGTGACCTACATTCCAGTAGGTAGACGGTGGTTCGTAATCCACCCACCCGCTCTAATACTTAAAAATTATGGGAAGAGTAAAAACACATGGAAAAGTAGAAAGACAAAAATCTGCTACAGAAAGACAAAAACTATATGATTCATTAACAATTCAGGAAAAACTAGACAAGTTACCTCCAGAAGGAGCAAAAAAGCAAAGAGTAAAGTTAGAGTACCAGTTAAAGTTTGGAAGAAAAACTAATGAAGCATCAACTCCATCGGCCACAAAAAAACGAAAAGACGCAAAACCATCGCGAAAAGAAAGATGGGAGACTCGTCAAAAAAATTAGGGATAGGGGCTTGACAGGTGTAGTTTTTTATGTACTATTATATATCGTTTAACATTTAAAAATATTAATCATGAACTTAATTGACGCTTTACAAATAAAAGATGCTGTGACAGAAAACGGAATGTCAACCAATTCGTCCCCACTGAATCAGTGTGTTAATCTATTCTTCCAAATCGGAGCGATGAGGGGAGTAGATAAAAAAAGGTTATTTACCAAAGTTTCTAAAGCGTTCAATGAAGACCCTCTCACAACAATAAAAATTATATTTTGGGCACGTGATGTCCGTGGTGGAGCTGGTGAGAGACAAATCTTCAGAGATTGTTTATCATGGTTATGTGACAA